GGATCGGCTTCTTCATATAAGAACATAATGTCATATTTATCGTGAAATTCTTTAAAAAACTCATATAAAAAGGTTTCTACACCACCTATTTTAGATACAAACCTTAAAAACATTACTATTTGTGCCTTAATTGGCTTATATTTTGATAATTTACCTTGTCTATATTGTTCGGTAGCACTATTTTCTCTATCAAAGTTATATAAATACATTACTTTTGTTATATTTGTTCTAGTTCCACCTCTAACTTTTAAATTAAAGTCTATTTCTTCGCCATATTGAGTATCTTCATCAAATCTTCTATCTCCTATGGCTTTTCTATCATAGACACAATTCCATACACTTGTATTATCTTGTGGTGGTTCACGTGTAATTATTACATCATCGTTTCTTTTATTGGTATATTTCCAAGACATAAAACAATGTCCATAAGGTTCTATTGGTGTTTCTAATATTGTCTTAACATAATCACTTACAACTGAATCATCACTATCTACAAATACTATTTTATCTCCACTTGCTATGTTTAATGCTCTATTTCTAGCACTTGATACTCCACCATTTTTCTTATGAATTACTATTGCATTGAGTTTATCAAGTTCTTTCTCATAACATCCATCATCTGCTATAATCCACTCAACTTCATCAGTTAATTGTGGTTCTAATACCTTTGCTAATTGTTTTGTATAATCTAATGTATTGTAATAAGGTGTTATTATTGATAATTTCTTGTTAAAAAAACCCCTTTTAGTAAAATCTATACCTAAATCTTCTTTTCTATTTAATTCTATCATTTCTATTGCCCATTTACCCTGTACAATTCCCCAAGGTTTTCTATCTCTGTTATAACCTATGTTTATAATAAAATCTTGATTATTTACATAATGTTCGTATTTACTTTCAACTTTTGTTGTTTCAAATTCCCAAGGTGTCTTATCTTCCTGTAAACGTTCAATTAATTTTAATCTATCGTGTATACTTGGTTGGCAACTATTAAAATACTCTGTGCCACTAGGACGCTTTTTAAAGCCCTCTATTAAACAATTAGTATCGGTAGGAGAATTAGACAATTCAAAGTTAAATACTGCTATATTGTCATTAAATTGAGTTAAGCAATACTCTATTCGTTTAGTATCTACTTTTTCTCGTATAAAGAAGTCATCTAGTAATAATAAAACGTATTTATCATTTATTTGTTCTAATGCTTGTCTTAATCTTGATGTCCAACTACCTTTTGTTTTAATTGTGGTTGCATAAGGACACTCTTTTGTTTCAGTACAAACATATGTTTTATAATTATTAGGGAAGTATTTATTGTATAGTTTAAAAAATGGTTGCCAAGTATCTTCGTATGAATCGCAAGACATTATCAAGATTTCCATATTACACCTCTTTAATCATTTCTATTATTTCTTCTTTTGTTAGTCTTTCTGCATTATCACTTCTAAATGGTTGAGTACATTCACATAATATTCTTTCAATGGTTTTATTTACTTGATAATAGTTTCCTATTATTTTGCTATGTGATAATTCATTTATTGTTAATAATGCCTCATCGTTTTTTTCTTCACATCTTAATCCTGTTTCTATTTGATTATCACTTATACAATCAGCCAAGTCTTTAATAGTACAAGCCTTATTGTTATATACCCATAAATCTTTATTATTACCATTTTCTAATGCAAATAATACTAAATTTACTGCTTGTTCTATACTCATAAAGAATCTGGTCATATGTGGATTGGTTATTGTTAAAGGTTCGCCTTTTTCTGCTTGTTTACGCCATATATCTAATACCGAACCATTACTACCTAGTACATTACCATATCTAGTAGTCAATATCGTTGTGTTTTTACTATCTACTGCTTGTATATACATCTCTACGAACAACTTACTACAGCCATATATAGTCGTTGGATTTGTTGCCTTATCTGTACTTAAAAATACTAGTTTAGGTACGTTATTTGCTATACAAGAATTAATAACGTTTATACATCCATCTATATTGGTCTTGCGACACTCATCAGGGTATGCTTCGCATTTATCTATATGCTTCATAGCTGAAGCTAACATTACTACATCAGGTTTATAAGTTGATATACAATTATCTATTGCTTCTCTATCTCTTATGTCACCTATTATTCTTACTATTTTACTATCGTGATTTTTTTGTTTTGATAGATACTGATTTTTTTCATCACGATCATAGTGGATTACCATATCTACCTTATCAATTATTTTGTTTGTCATAGCAGTACCAAATGTACCACTTCCACCAAATATTAATACTTTCATACTTACCTCCTAATGAATAGGAACAAGTTTCCTTATTCCCATTGTATTGTTAGATAAATTAGCTGATTATGTTTGATCCTGATACATAAATTGCGTTAACTTTTTGGTTAATTACAAATGCATCATATACAACTCTACCTTCAATTACTACACCACTAAATCCTTGTACGTTATCTCTAATGAAATATTCATCAAGTTTTTCTGCTGCAACTGTTGCTACTTTGTGTGTTAATATGAAGTCTACGTTTGGTGCTAAATAAGAACTTGGTACTGGAACTAATTTAACTCCATCTACCATACCTACCATACCATTGATTCTTTCATTCATAGCAACTTCTGATGCTAACATAAATGAAGTATCTTGTTTAATGAATGAATAGAAAGCGTATGAACAGAATGCAATTCTTCCCATAGTTGGAACTTTTGCATCTCCTAATTTTTCTTGTCCTGCTAATAATTTTTTATAAGCATTTGAAGCTGTTGTTGTTTCATAAGCATAATAGTTATTTGCTATTGCTGCTGTATACATTTTTCTTAATCTGTATGTATCTATTTCTGGAGTTACTTGTTCATCAATTTCCATTTTTAAGAATTCTCCAGCTTTAGTAGCACCATTTGTGCTTTCTAAAGTATATTTATCTATTGATATAGAGAAACTTCTGTCTTTTGCTAATGTCATAGTTTGTACAACATTTTGTAATTCACTTGGTGTTCCATATCTGTTAGATGTAGCTGATTTGTTATAATCTGCTAATGCTTGAGTAGTTAAACCAAATACATTGATTGCGTTTACTCCAGCCCAGTCAAAGTCCTTGTTTACTGCTGCTTCTGTTAAAGAACCAAGAGTAAATGCTTTTGCGATTTTACTAGCATATTTACTAGCATAGTTTACTGCCATTGGTAATCATTCCTTTTGTATTGCACTGAGTTGTTATTCTATGCCTAGACCTTTTAAGAAGTCATCTACCTTTTCAGTAACAACTCCTCCGTGCTCGGTAGTTCCTTTTATTGGAGAACTATCTTTATTTTTCTCGTTTTGTTTGAGAATTTCAATTTCTTTTAATAATTCTTTGTTCTTAAATTGTGTGTATGCTGTTAATAAATTTGTTTTCTCTGCTTCTGCGAATACTTCGCTTGGGATAGACTTAATGTCTACATCCGGATATGTTTTTAAAAATAAATCATTTTCAGCATCTTTCTTTGCTTTTTCTTGTTGTATTCTGTTTTCTTCTTCTCTACGAAGTTTATCTTGCTTATATTCTTTAGCAAGTTTATTGTTTTCTACTATCTCTTTTGCAAGAGTTTCAGATACTCCACTTTCTACAAGCTCTTCAAGTTGTTTATTGTATGCTTGTTCTTCTTGTTGTTTTTCATACTTTTGCACTTCTTCAATGTACTTGTCTGGTGTCATACCTAGTTCTTTGGCTTTAGTACGAATATAGGTAATTTCAGGACTAGTTTCTAATCCTTTAATCTTTTCTTCTAACTTTTCGTAGTTAAGACCTTTTTGGTAGTTCTTTATTACATCATCTAAACTTTCTATCTTTACTTCTTGATCCATATACTTGATGTTCTTAGAAAGATTTTCTAATAAAGGTGTGTAATCTACCTCCTTTTCAGTTGTTTCAGTTGGTGTACTTACTTCTTCTTGAATAGGTTCAACAGTGTCTTCTGTTGTTCCAGTCAAGTCTTTCATATCTTCTTGACTGAAAAATGCCTCCTCTTCAACTGGT